GGTGTCGGCCTGTGCGTTCTGTGTCATGGCCTCTTGCAATGGATCAGGCTGTTGCGGCTGATCAAGCCCAAACTCTTTAACCTCTTCGTCTGTCGGCGTGGCAATGCCTTTTTGGATCATCACTTTCCGCAGTCGTTTATGCAGTTCATCCGAATCCAAGGTATCCAACGCTTTGGCAATCAGATCAGGCGTGAATTCAGCAAACATCTGGTTGTTGGTGGATAGATCAATCAACTGTTGCGCTGATTCCTGCCGTTTCGTGCTGTACGCTGCGCCGGACGAGATATAAACGTCATATTTGCCCTGCGTCAGATCATTGACGATAACCTGTTTTCCCGTTTGTCGATCAATTACCGGCTGATTGAATTCCGTCATCGCTTTGTTGATTTCAACGGCTTCCGTTGTGCCGTCGATATTCAGTATCGTAATCACCCGCTCAGTGTCGTAAATGCGCGGCATCAGATCGGCCAATATTTCGCCGGTGTAGCGGATAGATTTTTTCAGGTTGTCCGAGTAGATAAACGATCCACGATCACCCATTTTTTGCTGGGCAATGACGGCGCGGCCTGACTGCAATTCAGGGTTGATTCCCAATGACGGCGGCTGAATGCCTGTAGTGGCGAATACGCCATTTTCCGCCCGCTCAGCCTGCATTATCAGCGCCTGCTGTACCTGTGGCGCACCTGTGCGTTGTGGTGCGCCGGGCGCCTTCGGGTCGCTGTTGTACAGCATAAACGGAGAGTTGCGCCGGTTGAATGTGCGCAAACTCTCTTCATGGCCTTTGGCTTGTTCGGCCGTTATCCAATATGGGTCCTTCGGTGCCATCGCGGCGGCTTCGATGTTTGCCGACTCCGCGTAATTCAGTATTCGCTGTGGATCTTTCGCATGTCGAACCAGGCCAGAAACATATTTTCGATCTTCAATCTTGATCGTTCGGCCAAAGAGCGGAACAAGCGGGATATGTTTGCCGGCGTAATCTTCCGGGCCTTCCAGAATCTCGGCGCCCGACATCAAATATCTGATGACTTTGTGAGAGTCAACCTGCCTGGTTTTCTTGACAGTCACCCCCGACTCCATCAATTCGTCCAGTACCTGCTTTTCTTCTTCCGAGTCGATCACCCGGCCATCTGAAAGCAACGCAATCTGTTTTTTAACCGGCTCTTTTACCCAGTATTCGGCTATTTGAACGTTTGATCCTGTGTACCACTGATCATCTACCGCGGTATTCAGCTTGGTTCCGTTAAAGTCCTGAACCGATGCTTTTGGATACCGTTCTTTATATTCATCTTCGGGCAAATATGAGACATTGAAAGCCCACTTTGCATCCGATTTGTCATACTGAATAGCGGATGGATCGAAATACAGGGAGCTGGCCGCTGATTCAATCGGGAGTATTTTTATCTCCTGATCGAACGAATCATCTTGATATTCGGTGATTATTCGCCATCCACCGAAACCACCGCAAACCATCTCATCGAATGCGCCATCGTAAATGCTCTCAGCGTCCGACAATGCCTCAATAGATCGCGCCAAGCCGGTGAACACTTCTGCAACTTCTTTTGTGCCGTTTGCAGTCGGGATAACTTTAATCGATGTCCTGTTTTCTCGCTGATCACCAGTGACTTGCATCACAGCGCCCAATACCCGATTGACGGTAAACCTGGGCTGATCCTTGCGCTTCTCGATCTGATCGTCGGACCACTGGCCACCGAGCACATGCGTGAATTTCATATCCTCAACGGCTTCGCGTCGTTCGTCCCGCTCCCTAGTGAATACGTTTTCAAACCGCTTTAGCGCCAACTGGTGGACTTTCTCTAATTCTGCTTTACCAGCCACTGGCGAACCTCAATGATTCTGTTACCGGCCGTGTTTTCGCTTCTCTCAGCATCATAATCCCGTACCGCGTAGCGGCCATTAAATCGTCGCGCTCTTTGACTACCTTTCCATTGAGCCGATGGTAAAGTCTGAATTCTTCAAACCATTCAACCAGATTAGCGGCAACCTTCAGCCGGCCAGTCTGCATTCTGTCTAGCATCTCCATAAGCCCGGCCTCTACCCCGTTACCGCCTTCTGAATGCGTAGCGTGTTCCCAAAGCATGTTTATTCCTGCGTCCCGGTATTGGCTCGCAAGCTCTTGCCCGGATCCTTTATCGTGCTGGTATCCATCATGCGGCCATGCCGTTGGTATCCATTCGCCCCACGGTTTAACCGCAGCGGCGGCAAGGATTGGCGTACATTTTGACTGCCTGAATGTTTTTGTGATGTGGACGACATCGGCATCCCGGTCCCATGCCAGATTAACCGCCGCCTGTGGATGATCCCAACCGAAGTCGTAACCGTTGATCTGCGGCCAATGCTCTGGAATCTCGACAATCGGAGATTCTTTAATCATCTCTTCGGCAATTGAGAATATCCGGCCTGACCCGAGTATCGGGATACCTTGCGCCCTTGCTTCACGTTCATGCTCTGGGTAAGAGCCGATAATCTGCTTTTTCTGCGCATCAGTGTAATGATCAACATCGTCAATAGTCATGTTCACGACTACCTGATTTTCAGACGGCGAGCGCAAAAACTTATCAGTGATAATCGACATACCCAACAGCGGCGTGTACGTCATAAATGAGAACTGACCCTTCGCATTTGTGCGCGTCAGTCCTTCTGAATAAATATCCTGCGGCGGCTCTTCATCAGGCCAAAACCAATCAATCGTTTCACCCTGGAATTTCTGCCGGCCGTTAGCGTAACTCTTGAAATAAATCAGGCTTGTCTGGCCGCTTTCGTGCCGGACTTTCACATGATCCAGCAGTCCCGGCGTTCCTAATGCCTTTTGCACCGCAATTATTTTGGACTTGGGTATTGCTCCCTGCCCGAGCTGATCTGCATCAATACGGCCAACCAGTAGTTTCTGGATCGTGTCCCGTACCACTTCGCCTGTGACACCTGCGGCCCAGCCGATTGTGGGATGCTTGAATTTCTTACCTTCCCACCAGCCAGGGTAAAGCCCGGTTGAATGGTATGCGGCCTCCATCGCGCCGGCCAGTGTCTTGCCCAACTGGTTGCCTGCCATGAAACAGCGTTCTGACTTGTCGGCGCCGTGCTTGTGAAACTGGCGCTGTTTATCATACGGCCGATAGGACAACATGAAGTTTTCTTTTCTGCGCCTTGTCTGTTCTTCCAGTATCGCTATTTCTTCAAGTGCCGCTATTCTGTTCACGCAAATACTCTAATCGCTGCTGCAATTCATCATCTGACATTTCTGTGTAACTGATGTTTGCCTCTACCGTCGAGTCTGTTTGTTTGAGCGTCGGCAAGTATTTATCAATAAGGATTTTCTTGCCGTCTATCGCTGCTTTCAGTCGAGAAACTTGAAGCTGATCAAGGTCTTGCTCCAGATCCTGCAATTTATGCGCAATATCAGATACATGCTGAATATGCCCCTGTGCCTCTAATTGATCCCTCAGCGCATCCTGCCGAACCTTCCTATTTAGCTGTGCGCGTGTCTTTGGCATCACGCTTTTACCAAAAACCTTTTGTAATCGGTTTGCAATATTTTGTCGTTAGAAAACTGTGATTTCAGCTTAATACGCCAAAACCCCTGATAGTCCAGATCATTGGCCGCCACGGTGTAGGTAACATGCTCATTTGCCGGATAGGTAACGCCATTGACTACAGTCGCAACCGTTCCAAGTGTCGCGGCGACTTCCTTTTTCGTGCCGGCCTGCGGTTCAAGCACCAGGGTATTGGTATTGGCGCTGATATCCTCGCCGGCATCGAAATAGATAACCTGCCCGTATTCCAGATAGTTCACGATTTAGGTTCCGTCCGGGTGCGTCATTGTCATGCTTGTGATGTCAACCGGACCGCCTGCAACAATAGATACGGTATTCAGATTTATCGTTGCACCGCTTGTCCCAACATCACAGTCAAACACAGTCGCCGCACTGCCGTTCAGCACCCTGGCCCATGCGGCCGTGCCTGTTGCATCTGCTGAACTATCGCCAGTAATAGACGCTGCCGTTGCAACGCCTGATGTTGATGCGTCGCCGAATGCTGTAGCGCTATATGTCAGCGTCGCCAGCAGCGTTCCCGCGCCAACAGCA